CGCTGCGCCAAAGTGTTACGATCAGTTTTTCTGTGACGCGGGGTGGAGCAGTCCGGTAGCTCGTTGGGCTCATAACCCAAAGGTCGCGGGTTCAAATCCCGCCCCCGCAACCAGCTTTTAAAGGCCGAAATCATCAAGGTTTCGGCCTTTGTCTTTTTGATCAGGCATTCTCACAAACCAGCCATTTTCCGACACGAAACGACAGCGTCCGCCACAATCGGCTGGTAGTCAGGCTGGCACGGTTGCGCGGGCTGGTATTCTGTTGGCGGACTCTGTTGCAGAATGGCAAAGGGCGTATCACAGACCGACCTTGCACACCGCCGCGTTGGCAGCGAGCCAGCGGCCCTCCGGATCGGTGACGCCATGCGACTCCTTCCCATGGTGCTGTTGCGTCACGATTCTCGCGTGCAGCGCGCCTACGATGACTGGCTGGCACGCGCTGTCCGCTACGAAGACGCCGGAGATTTTACCGACGCCGCGGTGCTGCGGTGTCTATTTGAAGATTCGGTTCAACTCAACGCGCTGGTGCGTGAGCTCAAACTCCAGCGCTATCAGAGCTGGCTGCCGAAGATGCTCCGATGGGAGTTTCAGCGCGCGCTGGAAGGCGCGCCACGGGTCGACGTCACGGTCCCTGAGGGGCACGGTTGGGCGACGCGTGGGAAGAGACCGAAGCAGCGGCCCGGCGCGATGGGCGGATTCCGCCTGGAGAACCTTGAGCAGCACATTGAGCGGTTCTATCTCTGCGTCGTGAAGGATCCGCCGGTCAAGAAAAAGCGGCTCGCAATTGACCAGGGGTGCTTGCGATCGGACGTGCAGTATTCCATTCGCCGCGCACAGATATTGCTCGACTGCATCGACGCCCCCCTCACATAGCACTCCTTCGTAATTTCAGCACTGTCGAACCGTCGCGGTCTGGCGGACACTGGCCGTGCTGTGTCCAAAACCATTACGTCACCCGATAATCTTCCGCTGGTCTGCTACAAAAGCGACCTCGCCGCCGCGTCGAATCGATCGGAGCGGACGATTGAACGGCTCCGACGCGCGAAAAAGCTCCCCGACCCGTTGCCGATTCCTGGGCGGCCCTGTTGGTCCCGTGATGTCGTTGTGGCGTGGATCTCTGGCGGCGGCCGGCGGAGTCAACGGTGACCGCGCACGAACTCGCGAATCGGCTCAATGCCAAACCTGCCGGTGATGGCTGGCAGGCGAAGTGTCCCGCGCACGACGACTCGACCGCGAGCCTAAAGATCGACAGCGGCGAGGGCGGGAAGGTGTTGATCAAGTGCTTCGCGGGCTGCACGGTCGTCACCATCGTGGAGGCGCTGGGCCTCGCCATGGCCGACCTGTTCCCGCCGAAGAAGACCAGAGGGGGGAGGGGGACGTCTATCCCCCCGCGCAACGCTGCAACAGCGCAACACCCCTCATCAGGTTGCACGCTGACGGAGTATGCCGCTGCGAAGCGACTCCCGATCGATAAGCTGAAGACGTTGGGCCTGAAGGACATCAGCTACATGGGCAAGCCGGCGCTGCGGATGCCCTACTTCGACGTCAACAGACAGGAGGTGGCGGTCCGCATTCGCCGTGCGCTTCACAAGGGCACCGACGGTGACGATCGATTCGTCTGGCGCCGCGGGTCGCAGCTGGTTCCTTACGGACTGGATCGGCTCACGGACATCCGCGCCTTCAAATACGTCGTTATCAGCGAAGGTGAATCCGACACACAAACGCTCACGTGTCGAGGTATTCCGGCGATCGGTGTGCCTGGTGCCACCAGCTGGAAAGAGGACTGGGCGAAGTTCTTCGACGGGATCGAGACGATCTACATCGTGATCGAGCCAGACACCGGCGGCGACGCCATGGTGAAGTGGATCTCCCGCTCCGCGATTCGCGATCGGGTTCGACTCGTGCGTCTCGACGGATTCAAGGACGTCAGCGCGCTGTGGATCGCCGATCCTGATCTATTCATGGAACGGTGGGTGGCGGCGATGACGGTGGCCGCACCGTGGGCCGACGTCGAGGCACAGCAGCTCCGCACGCAAGCGACAACGGCATGGGCCTCATGTGCGGCGCTCGCATCAACGCCGGACATCCTAGCCGAACTCGATCGGTCGCTGACGCGTCGCGGGGTTGTCGGCGAGCGACGAGCGGCGCGGCTCGTGTATCTCTCAGCCACGAGTCGCTTCTGCGCGCGTCCGGTGTCGCTGGCGGTCAAGGGGCCATCGTCGGGCGGCAAATCCTACATCGTTCAGGAGACACTCAAACACTTCCCAAGCTCGGCGCATTACTCGCTGAGCGCCATGAGCGAGCGCGCGCTGGCCTACTCGGAAGAACCACTCAAACACAGGATGTTGGTGATCTACGAGGCGGTCGGCATGTCGGGCGACTTCACGAGTTACCTGATCCGGTCACTGCTATCGGAAGGATGCGTCCGCTACGAGACTGTCGAGAAAACGAAAGACGGCATCCGGCCACGCCTGATTGAACGTGAAGGGCCGACCGGCCTGATCACGACCACGACCGCGGTCAGTCTGCACCCCGAGAACGAGACGCGGATCTTGTCGATTCCGGTGACGGACACGCCCGATCACACTCGAGAGATTCTCCGGGCGCTGTCTGCTGATCCACGTGCCGATGGTGAGGACGATCTCGACGTCTGGCGGGCGCTCCAGGACTGGGTGGAGACCGTAGAACACCGCGTAGTAGTGCCCTACGCGCGACGTCTCGCCGAAGCGATCCCGCCTGTGGCGATCCGCCTTCGTCGCGATTTCACGGCGCTGTTAACGCTCATCCAGTCCCATGCCATCCTGCATCAGGTGTCCCGAGAACGGGACGCGGTCGGACGTATCGTCGCCACGCTCGGCGACTACGACGTCGTGCGCGACCTCGTCAAAGACCTGTTCGATGTGGCGGTGCAGGCGACCGTCAGCGCCACGATCAAGGACACCGTCACCGCGGTGCAGGCGTTGAACGGGCCGCAGGTGAAGCCCATCACCCTTGGTGCGTTAGCGAAGCACCTGGTGCTGGACAAAGGCACCGTCTCGCGGCGCGTGAAAGTGGCCACCACTGACGGTTATCTGCGAAACCTTGAGACGCGGAAGGGCCAGCCGATGCAGCTGGTCTGCGGTGATCCACTGCCCGATGAACGCCCCTTACTGCCGGAGGCGTCCAGTCTCGACCCCTGTTGCAGTGTTGCAGTGTTGTCGGAGGGGGTAGACACCCCCTCCCCCCCTCCTGTTTCCCCGAATGAGGACTCCGATGCCTCCTACTTCGGCGCCTGACGCGATCATGCTCCGTGGTGGTCTGTCCGTCTCACGTGAGGCGCTCGACCTAGCCTGGGGACTTGAAGCGCGCGGCTTGGATCTCCGTGTGGCGGATGACGGCCGGATTCTCGTCGGGCCAGATCGCCTACTCGATGACGAGGATCGAGACGCAATACGGCGATTGAAGCCTGACCTGATCGCGCTCGTGCGTTACTGCGAGGTGACGTCGTGAGCGGCGTGGTGCTCAAGTGCGAACGTAATCCGCGTGGCGCCAGCGGTCAGGCGATCTGTCTTCTGTGCGATCAGTGGTTTGAGATGGATGCCGCGGTCCTTGTCGCCCGAGCGAACGACGAACTGCTCGGACTATGCTGCGCCCGCCCGTCGTGCCTGAATGACGCTGGCCGCGTTCGGTTTCTTGATGCGTGTCGACGATTCGCTGATGACGCGTAAGTGATGCCGACACTGATTCCTCGCAGTTGTCTCGTGTCGAACTGCCCGACGCCTGCAGACCGCGGCGGACGTTGCCCGGAGCACAGCCGCCAGCACCGGCGCGTGCGCAATGTCGACTATGACGAGCGGCTGTATCGCACGGCTCGTTGGCGCCGGCTCAGGCTTCAGGTGATTCAGGAGGAGCCCTTCTGCAGTGAGCCGGACTGCCACAGGCTGACGGACGAGGTGCACCACATCGTTAAGCGCGCCGACGACCTAAACCTGTTCTTCGATCGCGCGAACCTCGCCGGCAAGTGCCGACCGTGCCATGCGAAGTATACGAATCGCGGCGAGTGACGTAAGGCAAACAGAGGTAGGGGAAAACGGGGTGAAGCACAGGAACCCCGTTTAGATAGTCCTCCGAGATTGGCTGATCTCGGGTTGTGAAGATTTCTGCACAACCTTCTCTTTGCCACGATGGAGCACAAGTATCTGTCGGACGTTTCCTGCACGTCAGTTGCGCCTCGTCGGACAGCAGGGGGGGCGTGATTTTGTTGAACCGAAGGGGCGACCCCGAAGGCGTCCGCCTGAACCTCACAAATTATCTCGGTTGGAGGAATGAGTGGCGATGAAACGAGGCCCGAAACCGGGCAGAAGACGTCGGGCGATCCCGGCTGGGACCGCGCCCGTAGGCCTAGGCGAGATGCCGCCGGAACTGGTCGGACTAGGCCGGCAGTTGTGGCTGGACGCGGTCGCCCACCTTGAAGCGACGGACCGCGCGCAGACGGTTCACCGGACGGCGCTGCTGCTCGCGTGCCGTCTCGTTGAGGGCCTGGGCGCCGATGCCGGCCTGAACCGGATCGACGCGTGCCGGCGGATGTTGCACGAGCTTGGATTAACCCCGATGACGTCGGGACGTGGCGCAACGGAGGCGCCGAAGTCACATGACGAACCCCAAACGGGCCGCGCGCGGATCCTCTCGCTTATCGCAGCGAAGGCTCGCGCGTGACGTCGTTCAGTTCTTCGCGGGCGCCCTGCGTCACTCGAAAGGACCGTACGCGGGCCAACCGTTTCGCCTGACGCCGTGGCAGCGGAGCGACATCATCGAGCCTCTGTTTGGAACCCGGCTGTCGGATGGCCGCCGGCAGTATCGGACCGCCTTCATCGAGATGCCACGGAAGAACGGCAAGAGCGAACTCGCCGCGGCCATAGCGCTGGTGATGCTCTTTCTCGACAACGAACCGGGTGCCGAAGTGCTCTGCCTTGCGGCCGACGTTGATCAGGCCCGTGTCGTGTTTGGCGAGTGTCAGCGGCTCGTCGAAGGCAGTCCGGAGATTCAGCAGGCGTTCCGGCCGATCGTCTATCGCGACAGTATCGAGTATCGCGAGACGGACAGCGTGCTGCGCGTGCTGAGCGCCGATGAGAAAGGCATTCACGGGCGCAATCCATCCGCCTTGGTGATTGACGAGTTACACACGTTCACGACCCGCAAGCAGCGCGAGTTTTTCGCCGGCGCGACAACGGCGATGGGTGCCCGGGCAAATCCACTCTCCCTGTTGATCAGCAGCGCGGGTTGGGACAAGGCGAGTATCTGTTACGAGCTGCATGGCTATGCCGCGGAAGTGCGCGCGGGCCTGCGGACTGATCCGACGTTCCTCAGCGTGTTCTACGGCGCGGGTGAGGGTGCGGACTGGCGCGACCGGGACGTGTGGCGCGCGGCGAATCCGGCGCTCACCGGGCCGGGCGCGTTTCTGTCGATGGACTACCTCGAAAGCGAGTTTCGACAAGCGGAAGCGATGCCGGCCCGGCAGAACGCATTCCGAACCTTTTATCTCAATCAATGGGTCGGACAAGCGAATCGCTTTCTCGATCTGCAGGTCTGGGACGCGAGCGCCGGCCATCGGACGACGCTGGAGGATCTGCGCGCGCGTGAGGCGTTCGGCGGGCTCGACCTGGGCGCGATCTCCGACTTCACCGCCGCGGCGCTCCTGGCGCGCTGCCGACAGGATCCGGAAGCGTGGGACGTGCAGTTGCGCTGCTATCTCCCCGAGGCGTCACTCATCGGGCATCGGCACGAGGCGCGGTATCGGCAGTGTCAGCGGGACGGGTGGTTGACGCTGACGCCGGGCAATGTGACCGACTATCGCGTCATCGAACGCGACTTCATCGGCTGGGCGCAGCAGCTGACGCTGCGCGGCGTGAATATCGACAGCCGATTCCAGGGCATCCAGACAGCAACCGTGCTCAGCGAAGCCGGCATCGACTGTCGGCAGATGCCGCAGACACACGCCGGCTTCGCGGCGCCGATGAAGGAATTCGAGCGACTGGTGAAGGCGGGGAAACTGCATCACGGTCAGAACCCGATGCTCCGCATGGCGATAGATCATCTGGTCGTCGACATCGACAGCAACGGCGACGCGAAACCGGCGAAGACGCGGGCGCACGAAAAAATCGATCCGGCCGTGGCGGTCCTGATGGCGCTGGAGTTGGCGATCCGTTATGTAGCGGCGCCAGAACCGCAGTTTCAGGTCATGATCTTCGGTCCGGAGCGCGGCGGGTGGAGGCGGATTCGGTGAGAGCGCTCGCCGCTCGAGCGATCGACGTGACGGCGCCGATGTGTGTCGGCTGCGCGAAGTTAGCGGCGACGGTCGCTACGCTCGAGCAGCGGATCGCTGCACTCGAGGCCGCGCGACCGCGGGATGTCCTAGATACCGAGCTCCGACGCCTCCTGCCGGTGCATACGCGCAACCCGGAGACCGGGATCATGTTGCCGTTCAGGACCGGCGATCTGCTGTGTCACGCTCGCGATCACGCTCCGGATCTCTATCGCGCACTGCAAGCAGCGACGATTCAGACTGCCGGCGAACTGGGCTGCTGGCTCCGTGGTCAGGTTGGCACGCGCGATGGGGTTCATATCGAGCGTCGCGGAAAGCGTTGGTTGGCGACATGGGCGACATAAGTCGCTTGCACGGATCGTCGACGACGATGGACACATGAACGAACTACGCGATCTCAACGAACTCATGGCGCGAAACAAAGCCCTCAGCGTCACCGGCGATCGGCTCGTTGGCATCGGCCTAGGCTCCGCGCCGTCGATCCTGCGCAAGGCGGCTGTCGCAGGGATTGGCAGGGCCGATGTCCCGTTCATCAACGATCCCGATGCCGATCCGTTGGTGGCGGTCCTGCGCCGTCAAAACGTGCCTGGTGGGTTCCTCGAACACGGCGCGATCGATGTGCCCGTGAATCAGCTCGTCCCCACTGGCATTGCGGACCCTGTGCCGGCGTGGATCCCCGCGGAAGGCGGGGCTATTCCCTTGGCGCATTGGACGTCGAGCACCACCTACACCACGCCTAGCGGCTTCGGCGTCATGGTCGCGATGTCGAGAGACATTCTGAGGATTGGCGGTGCGCGCGCCCGCAATTACGTATTGGCGCGCTCGATGCGCGGGTTGATCCGCGGCGACAACAGCATGATCGACGACACCGCGGCGAGCGCGGCGCGGCCGGCAGGGTTGCTCTGGAACCGTGCCTCGGTAGGCGGTGGGTCGCCTGAGGCCGAGTTGCGTGAGGCGATGGAGCAGGCTTACGCAGAGGTGAGCAACGGCGAAGCCGTGCGTCCGGTGTGGGTGCTCAGCGGTCGCGGATCGCTGAATTTGCAAGGGACGGGTTTGGTCGCGTTCAAGGATCTGACGCTCACGGGCGGGCGCATCGCTGGCGCGCCTGTGATCATCGCGCCGGAAGCCGGCCCGAATCTGATCCTGGTGGACGCGGCGCAAATTGCGATCAGCGATGGCGGTCTGGAAGTCGCGGTCTCGGAGAACGCCAGCGTGCAGATGGACGACAGCCCGACGATGAGCTCCGTCACGCCCACAGCCGTGAATGTCGTCAGTGCATTTCAGACGAACACCGCGGTGTTGAAATTCACACGGTTCCTGAGTTGGGCGTTGCTGCGCGAAGACGCCGTCGCGTTTATCGAACTCCCGATCGGCGGGAGCCCGGCATGAGTCTGAACGACGAGGAATTTGACGGCATCGTGCGCGGTGTCACCGAGGCGATTCTCACGCACGTACAGGCCAAGCAGAGCGCCGTCGCCGAGCGACTCGAAGCGTTACAGACCCGCATCGACACGCTCGAGGCGCGCCCTGAGCTGAAATGGGCCGGTCCGTATCGTAATGGCGAGTCGTATAGCGCTGGCTGCTTCGTGTCAAAGGCAGGCGGCCTGTGGTTATGCGAACGGCCAACGTCCGCGGTGCCCGGACACGGCGATTCTGGCTGGCGGCTCGTGGTGAAGGAAGGGCGTGCTTAGTGACAGACCGCGAATTGCTGGCGCTACTGGAAGCCCGCTACCGTGCGATAGCGACGGAACATCTCGAGGCGCTCGCCGATCGCCTTCATCGCGAAGGCTGGCCCGACTCGCAGATTGATCTCGTGCTTGCCGACTGTATCGAGCGGAACGAGCAGACGATCCGAGACGCGTTAGACACTTCGGTGCGCGTGATGGCTGCTGCAGGCATCCAGAGCGTTCGGAGCATTACCTTCACGGACCCCGAGCGACCGCGAACGCTGCACTAAGTATCGGGAAAAGAGTGGCGTCACAGATCGGAGACGCCACTATCGCCCGCAAGAATGGAGATTTGAGTGACTGAGAACGCTCGGTCGATTCTCGCGCGCGCGATTGCCGACCTGGACATTGTCGCGGCACTGCTGCCGGCGCTGTCGACGCACGAAACCGCGACGCGGGCGAAAGCGCGACTGAAAGCGACAGCCGCCGAACTCGCGGTCCTGCGGGCTCGACTCTCAGAACCGCCGATCGCCGGACGTCACTCCTGATGGTGGTCGCCGCGGTCCTTGTGCGGCAGCCCGACGAGGCGCGGCCGGCATTCTGTTCCGACGTGTTGACTATCACGGGCCGCAGTCTGCGCTGCGATGTCTGCAAGACGCGGCCGGCGACGCTGGAAGATCCCGATCGACCCGCGTGTCTGTGCTTTCGATGCGCGCAGCGGCAATGCTGATGCCTACCCTTGACTTGACAGCGTAACGCAGCGTCTTTACACTAAGGTCCAATGGTCAGACGCCGACTCTACAATTTCCGCATCGATGCCGATCTGGATGATGGATTGAAGCTCGTCAAGGAACGAGATGGAATCCCTGAGAGCGAACAGATCCGGCGAGCGGTGCGGGAATGGTTAGAGCGTCGAAAAGCCATCAAAGCGGAGCGCCCGCGGGCGGTAACCCGCAAACGCCCCTAAGCGTAGTCAGCAGCATACCCTGCCGACGTGCCTGCGTGAGATTGTCTCACGACGACCCGCCGGCCATCCGCCGCGTATCGCGGCACGGAGGCCACATGAAGTTCACCACCCACGACGTCGAAGCAATCCTGATCCACCTGGCGGAACGCGCCCGCGCGATCGAACACGTGTTCACGACCCTGGCGGACAGTGAAGACGACGACGCCTACATGGGCCATGCCCACACGGCCGCGGATTTGCGCGAGATGATCCTCGACCTCTACGCGAAGCTGCCGGAATCGGTGTCGCGCCTGCAGCCCTTCGCGGAAGAGACCGAGCCCGAGCCTGTCGGCGGTGCGCGTTGAGTCGGGATCAGCAGATCGCCGATAAGTTGCAGACAGTCATCCCGACGCTGCAACGCGTGCGCGTGACGCTACGACAACAGATGACCGACGTCGACGCGGCGCTCGCGGCGGCGGACGAGATGGCGGCGATCATCCGCCCGACCCCGCCGATTCGGCGCGGGGAGCGGACGACGCCGAGCCTGGAACTCGCCGCGGAAAGTTCGGGCGGGGCAAACGGTCGACGCCCTGAGCCGTCTCTCGGGCATTCACCGCGCCCGGCTGGCGCAGGTGCTCGGCGGTGAGCCACCGACACCCGAGGAACGCCGCGCGCTGGAGCGCGTCCTGCCGGATTGGCACGCAGACACCCACGCCGGGCGGAAAGGAGACGAGTGATCATGACAACGACGATGAAAGGCCCACTGTCCCCTGAGCGGATTGCGGAGCTGCGCGCGCACCTGAAAGCGTGCCGCGGGGTGTTTATCACGGCCGATGAACACGGCGATCACTATGAAAAGACTCTCGAGTCCCTTGTCGAACACTGCGATTGGGCTCACGGGAGCGGACACGACAGCGACGACGAAATCAATCGTGTCACCGCCAAGAGGTTCGCGGGGGGTGCGCGATGAAACCCACAACAAAAGCGCGGCGGAAACGCATCGGGAAAGGCATCTACCGCGACGTCTATGGGCTTTCTGCGACCGTGAAGGTCGGGAGCGGCTCGGCCGCGTTGCAGCGCGAGAAGCGATTCCCGTTCGATACGCCCTTCAAGGATCTGCGGGAATGGCAAGACGATATGCGGGCCGATCTCCGTCGGCAGCAAGGGCAACCGCTGACTGCGAAGCGGGGCACACTGGCCGGCGACGGCCGCCTGTATCTCGCCCAAGTGAAGCAGCTCACGAGTTACAAATCGCGGGTGTGTGAAGTCGACGCTTGGACGGCGTTATATGGCAGTCTGCGGCGTGCCCATCTGACTGCTGAGCATGTTCGCAAGGCTCGGGCGACGTGGGCCGGTGATGGCTACACACCGAAGACCATCAACAATAGGTGTCAAACCTTGCGCCATCTCTATCGACTGCTCGATGGTCCCAAGGCGTCCACGCCCGTGGATGACGTGAAACCGCTCGCGGTGCCGGACTCGGTGAAGGTGCTCGTCAACGCGACCGTGTTTCGCACCGTGGCGGCTAACTTGACCGACCCGAAGACACGGGCGCGCTTCATGGTGATTGCCTCGACAGGCGTCCGGCCGTCCGAATTGAAACGGGCGGAACCGGCCGACGTAGACCTCACCCGGCGAGTGTGGACCGTGCGGACGGCGAAGGGCGGGGCGCCGCGGGCCTTCTGGCTGAACGACGACATGGCGACGGCACTCGAAGCATTCATCGCCGCGGACGCCTGGGGGGCCTTCGACGCCAGCGACTACGCGAAGGCGCTATACGCGGCTGGCTGGCCGAAGGATGTCCGACCCTATCAGGCGCGGCATAGCGTCGCCCTGGAGCTTGGGGAGCGGATGATCGACATTGGCGACGTGTCGGGGTTCCTGGGCCATCGACAGGTGGCGACAACCCGGAAGTTCTACGCGCCGCTGGCGACAAGTCGGTTGAAGGGTGCCAGCGATGTCCTCGCGGGCCGCTTCAGCGGATGGGCACCGCCAGAGCCAGCAGAGATCAACGATCCACTCGCGACGGTATCACCGGTCGAAGGTGTGCATTAGACAGATTCGGCTGGTAGCGGTGGCTGGTAGAGGCCGGAAACATTGACGAAATCTCGTGTGGCTCTGGGCTCATAACCCAAAGGTCGCGGGTTCAAATCCCGCCCCCGCAACCAAAGATACTTGCAAGGAGAGGTCGTCGGACTCCGGCGACCTCTTCGTTTGTACGGTCGCCCCGAGCATAGCCGCCAGATTCCCTCTCAACTCGATCTGAAGCGTCTCGCCGTCCTGGTCTGGCGTGAGCACGATGGCGTCTACGAGGCCGCGCAGCGCCTCGGTGGCCTCCGACCGGCTGTGCGGCTCCTGGAGCGCTGTGGCGAGCTCTGTGACCTTGGCGCGGTAAATCCTGGCCATCTCTGGATGCAGCAGCGGGGGCGGCTCGTCGACGGCGGCGAGTTTGGCCTTCAACGCCTCACGCCGAGCGGCGTTCGCATTCATCTCGTCGCGCACTTCGGACGGCGCGACGCCGTTCATCACCATCTCGATCAGTTTCTTGCGCCGGACCTCGATGCGCTCAATCTCGCGCTCGGCTGCCGAGAAGCTGGCGCGGTGCTCCATCCGAAGCCGGTTCATCTCGCGAGTGAATTCGTCGCAGAACTCCTCGAACAGCTCCTGGTTCAACAGCTTGTCCTGGAGAGCCTTGAGGACTCTGGCTTCTACCTCGTCGCGCCTGATGGTGAGACGGTTGCTGCAGGTGCCCTTCTCACGAGCGCCGAAGCACGCGAGACGGTTGCGGCCGGCCATGATGAAGCCGGCGCCGCACACGCCGCACTTCGACAGCCCCGAGAAGAGGTACTGAGGTCGCCTCGCGAAGCCGATATTGCCGGCGCGTGTGATCGTTCGCCGCGTGACGCTCTGGCGGTCCTTTGCGGCGTTCCAGAGTTCGTCGCTCACTATCCGGAGAAACGGAATCTCCTTCGTGATCCACTCTGCGTTCGGATTGAGCCGTGAGATGCGTTTGCCAGTGTCCGGATTCTTGACGTAGCGCAGCCGGTTCCAGATCAGGCGACCGATGTACAGCTCGTTGTTCAGGATGCCCGTGCCGCGTGTCGAGTTGCCGTGGATGGTGCTGGGACTCCAGGTTCCGCCGAACGGTCCGGCGATCCCGTCGTGATTCAGCCGCTTCGCAATCGCTTTCGGTGCGATTCCTGCGACGTACTCCCGGAAGATGCGGTCCACGATCGCAGCTTCCCCCGGCTCGATTTCTCGTTCGCCAGTCGTAAGGGCTCCACCGACCAGCGATTTCAACACGCGGTAGCCATAACAGAGCCCGCCGCCAGCCTTGCCGCTCTCCACGCGCCCACGCAGTCCTCGGTGCGTCTTCTCGGCCAGGTCCTTCAGGAACAGGGCGTTCATCGTGCCCTTGAACCCGATGTGCAGATGCGTGATGTCGCCCTCTGCAAGCGTGACGATATTGACGCCGGCGAAGGTGAGTCGCTTGAATAGACCGGCGGTATCTTCCTGGTCGCGGCTGAAGCGGTCCAGCGATTCGGCAAGGACAATGTCGAAGCGGCGGTTCAACGCATCCCGCATGAACGCCTGGAATCCCGAGCGCAGCAGCGTCGCGCCGGAGACTGCATGGTCGGTGAACTCCTGAACGACCGTCCAGCCCTGGCGGCCGGCGAACTCACGGCAGATGCGGAGCTGGTCCGCGATCGAGGCGTCCCGCTGATTGTCGGAGGAGTACCGCGCGTAGATCGCAGCCTTCATTGACGGTCACCTCAGGTAAATCCTGCCGTCGCGCCGCCAGCTCGCGCGCAAAGAGCTCGCGTGCGGCCTGCCGAGCGAGTGTGCGAACGAGCGCTAGAAGCGGTTCATCGCAACGATCTCGCGTCGGACGAGGCCTGCCACGTCGCGCTCGCCGATTGCGCTGCTCTCGAGATCGGATCATAACGCCGTGACTCCTTCGAGGATGAATCGGTGCGTCCTGCATAAGTGCGACGGTCAGCCTGAAGGCCATCACGTAACTGCCGAGGGCCCGGCGGAGCCGCGGTTCGGTCAAGCCCGGTAGCCCCGAAGGGGACGGAGCGAAGCGGAGTGGCTTGACCGGGCCGCGGACCGCCGGACAATCTCGCGTCGTGATGGCCGCCGTGCACGCGACAGTGCTGCACGTCAGCGAAGCTGCAAGAAGATCGAGACGCGCTGGTGGAAGAAAGGCAGGAGGCGGCGATCGTCGGCCGCCGCAGTCAGAATTCAGAGCGAGTGCGCGCTCACCTATATGAACGCGAGTTCCAGGCAAAACCTGTCAGCCGTGCCGACGGTGCAAGTGAACGCCGGCGCGCCCGCGGTCGAATCAGGCGGCGCACTTGACAGGTGTCAGGGACCGGCGCGGTCCCTCCGGACGAACGTGACATGCGTCTGGGGCGTGAGCGACCCCCGAAAATCCGTCCCCGGACCGTGATCGGGGGGTGGCAGAGGGGGTCGCTCACGCCCCAGATGCCTCCTTCATTGCTGGTGACAGCCGCGCCCACAGCGACACGGGCGGCAGAAAGCGCCGCCCGCCGCCCGGCGCCGAAGTCGCGCATTGACCGGACCATCGTCGAAGCGACGCGCCTCACAAATCATTCTGACGCCGCCGAGCGTTGAACGAGTGAACGGCAGGCAAGGGGGGAACGCAGCTCCCGAGTCTGCGTTCCCCCCTCCTTTGTCTTCGATCCTCGCGTAAATTCCTGATTCCTAGGCGTTCCGGCGCTCGTGTTCTGCGCGGTGGTTCTGGTGTATTGACAGAATGAATTCATCGTCAATACACTGGTTCCATGGCCAACGCCGCCCGTCGGAAACGCTCGCCCCGCCGAGAAGAGCGGGTCTCCCGCACCTACCGGTTGCCGCTCTCGAAATTGAGAGCGGCGAAACGTGCGCTCGGTGCCGCCACGGCGACGGAAGCGATTGAACGGGCACTCGATCTCGCTGTCTTTCAGCGCGAGCTTGTCGATGGCACGCGAGCGATGCTGGGCATCGAGATCACGCCACCGGATCCCGAACGGTGACACTCCCTGCTCGTAAGTACGCTCTCGATACCCAGCTATTCATCAACGCCTTTCGGGATCCGGTTGCTAACGAGGAACTCCAGCGCTTCCATCGAGCCTTCTCGCCATTTGAGCACCTCAGTGTCATCGTCGCCCAGGAGCTGCGGGCCGGTGTGACACGGGCTCAGGATCGGAAGGCACTCGACCGCAATGTCCTGACGATCTTCAAGCGAGCAGGTCGTACGATCACACCATCAGCCGATGCTTGGCATCGTTCGGGTGATCTGCTCGCCGATATGGCGCGTCAGGAAGGGTTGGACCTCGCGCGCGTCTCGAAAGCGTTCGCGAACGACATCCTGATCGCCTTGTCATGCCGCGAGGCGGGTTGCGTGCTCGTCACGGAGAACGAGCGCGATTTCTCTCGCATTGGACGGTTCATCTCATTCGAGTTCATGATGCCGTGGCCCGGCAGTGTAAGCGGACCGAGGGATCGTCTCAGGTAAACCAAGCGATCAGGCGACCAGGTCCTATGCCTCACCTCGATGACGTGCGCCGCCGGTACGCGGAAGAGATCCGCCAAATCGCCAAGATTCGATCGGACGCCCTGATTGCGGGATTTGCGACGGTCCCGCGTGAGAATTTTCTCGGACCAGGACCGTGGCAGGTTCTGAGACCCGGCAGCAATGAGGTGGCCCAAGAAAACACTGCTGTTCTCGATCCCGCATGCCTGTACGACGATGTGCTCATTGCAATCGATCCTGTCCGAGGCTTGAACAACGGACAGCCGAGCTATCTGGCCTTCTGCCTTGACTCCCTCGACCTCCGTCGGGGAGATTGTGTCATCCATGTGGGCTGCGGCGTCGGGTACTACACAGCGATCATGGCCGAAGTCGTGGGACCTGCCGGTCACGTCATCGGGATCGAAATCGACGACGAACTCGCCGCTCGTGCCCGGCGGAATCTCGCTCATCTCGCTTACGTGGAGGTCATTCACGCAGACGGAGGCGAGTACGGGCCAGGTGCCTGCGATGCGATTTTCGTCAACGCTGGCGCGACTCACCCGCGAGCCATATGGCTTGATCCTCTTCGACTGGGAGGGCGACTGGTTCTCTTCCTGACAGCCAGTTTCGACGACAGCGGTATCGGAAAAGGCGGGATGCTGAAGGTGGATCGTTGCGAGACTGGCTACGCAGCTCGATTCCTTTCTCCGGTCGCCGTCTTCCACTGCATCGGCTCACGAGGCGACGAGGCGGAAAGCCGCTTTCGCGAAGCCATGATTCGAGGAGGGTGGCAATCAGTAAGGTCGCTCCGTCGTGAGTCACACGAACTTGCGGAGACCTGCTGGCTACACGGCGACGACTGGTGCCTCTCGCGAGTGCAAGTGGCGGACGCTTCCTAGGCGAAATCGACGGACCGGACAGCAGCGAGCAATCTCCAGTAGAGGCCTTGTTCGCGGCGCGGGGCCCGCTCCGAACGATTGAAGTCACGTGGTCCGGATGAGCCAGGGTCGAAGTTGTCCAGACTGATGACGCGGCCTGCGCCGGTGTCGGTCAGCTTGCGGCATTCCACAGCTGCAAGTACCGGCGGTTGCGCGCCCCCGCAACCAATTTTGATCCGGGGACTTCGTCCCCGGACCCCCTACACACTCACTCGCTCGCCGCTTCGCCAGCTGCGTTCGCGTGCTCAGCTTCGCTTCGCTCGCCTCGATCGTA